AGAAATTCTTAAAAAATACGCAGAAACTGACAATTTGGACGATATATTCGAGTTTGAAAGTGATGAAGAGAGAGAGTTGCTGCTAAAAAAATATAAAGTACTATGACAAAGCAACAACACATACAAAGCTTAAAAAGTAAGATAAAAGAGTTAGAAGTAACAAAATTATGCCTCGAAGGCGCAATAAGAACACTTGCTAATGAGATTATCCGTACTAATGACGAGCTTGCTATTGTGGAAGGTAGCAAGCCGTCTTCTAAAAGACAAAAGAAAGTGGTAGATATATCAAAGTATGAAGCGCAATTTTTTGCTGAATGCGAACGCTACCGACAAAACAGCTAACAAAAAAAGCGGCACTATCCCAGCACCGCCTTTAATTAAGTAATAATTTTAATTTTTTGATACGATGGCAAAATTACGACAAATGAATGAAACAGCAAAACAAAATAGCCAAATTCTTCTATGCAATGGCTATGTAACCTACGAAGGCAAACGCTATAATGAGTGTGCGCCGTTTGAAAGAGAGGCGTTTAACGAGGCTCTGCACGTGGTGCGAGGCGGTAAGAAACGCAATTCTACTTCTGTAAAACTTTTCACAACAACAAAAGAGAATTACACCCCCAGCGGTAAAGTAAGTAAGGCTATGTTTGATTGCTTGATAAGTAAGGCATACGCTGATGAGGATAGTACAACAGACTATTTTGCTATCACGGCTACTCACGGTATATATCACTTATGGGTCGCTGGTGAATGGGTACGTGATGAGAATGCGAACCGCTCAACAATTGCTATAACTTACAACGATAGTTATGTAATGTACAAGGGTGAGTTTTACGAATTGCAGTTCACAAATGAACAAAAGAGCAAACTTCTTGACTTATTGAGCAAAGTGTATGAACGTCTTGAGAAAGAATATGAGGATGCTCGTTGGGCTGATTGTTACGAAACTGAAAGCTCAATGGCATACGCGCACGAAATGAACAATCTCACTGATGATTGGTATAGTTTAACCCTTTAAAATCTTACAACTATGAAAGAGCAAGTAACAACCTTAGAATTAGATAAGTGCTACCGAGTGAAGTATGAGAGTATTAGCTGGTGCATTAGGGTTTATGAAGAGTTTGTATTTAGCAAATACTCATCATTAACAGCAATAAGAGTAGATAATTCGGGTATTAATACCAAAGAATTCCTAATGTCTGATTCATACCAAGATAGCAAGTATAACGTGCAAGAGATTAGCAATAGTGAATTTATGCACGAGTTTCGCACCAAGCGCAATGAGATAAACAAATTGATTAGAAAAATCTCCAATTAATCTATACATTGAAAAGTGCCGTGTTATTCTTTTAAAAACTGGACATATCTAAATCATAACAACGCACGGCACTTTATTTTAAGAAAAGTAATAACCTAAAAAATAAAGAAAATGAACAATATTGATTTTTATTTAGCTGAAGAATTTCTTACTGAATTTCTTTATAACGAATCAACTTTTAATGAATTTGAAAGCATTCTACAAATTGACAAAGTAGAAAAAACATTAACAGGTATAATCGTATATTACACCACGAGCACCGATGGGCACGAATATGATAGTAAAAGAGAGTATGAAACAAACTATCTTCAACTATTAGGGTGGTTGTACAAAAAATTAAGCAAAAAGTAATAACCTAAAAACAAATAAATATGAGTTTAATTAAGAAAGCAAATGAATTAACAATTCAGACGAAAATCAAAGCCCTAATCTATGGGCAGGCAGGTACGGGAAAGACTACCCTTGCACTATCAGCACCAAAGCCGCTACTTTTTGACTTTGACAATGGGGTACACCGTGTGAATTTCGCACACTTGCAAGATGTGGACACTGTACAGATACGTTCCTATCAAGATTTTTTGGACGTACTTAACAATGAAAACCTTGCACCTTATGAAACCTTTGTTATTGATACTGGGGGCAAAATGTTAGACTTTATGGGCGAGTATATCATTAAGAACAATCCTAAAATGGGGCGTGCTAATGGTATGCTAACATTGCAAGGTTTTGGAGAGCGAAAAATGATGTTTTCAGCACTTGTAAAACGTATTAGCATAATGAATAAGCACGTGGTATTTGTTGCTCATAGAGAAACAAAAACAGAGGGCGACGATACTCGTTACATTCCTCAATTTGGAGGGACAAACTATGACAACCTTGTAACAGAGTTAGACCTTGTAGGGTATGTAGAGGCGCAAGGGCGTGAACGTACTATTACCTTTGACCCTACTTCACGAAATGACGGCAAGAACTCTTGCAACTTGCCTCCGCTCTTTAAGATACCTACTATCATTGATGAGCAGGGCAACCCTACCGCTCCTAATGATTTCTTTACAACGCACGTAATTGAGGCGTACAACGCACGATTAGAGCAACATCGTAAGGCTAATGAGGCATATCAAAAGCTTATTAAAGAGATTGAGGATAATATAGCGGTAATAACTGATATAGATAGCCTTAATGAGACCGCTATGCGCTTACAAGAATGGCAGCATATAGGCAACTCTAAGATAGTAGCGGGGCGCAAACTCAATGAGAAAGCAGCGACTTTGAATGCGAAGTTTAACAAAGAAAGCAAGCAATATGAAGCAGTATAACATATATCCTACGTTGTTGGATAGTTTCACGAACTATCTTAATTCATCGGTAATCTATCAGCAGTTTTGGGGCTCATCTGAAGCCCCAACGCTGACAGAGGAAGAATACGAGCGACAAGCCTTTCAAGATCTCATTAACCGTATTAATAGAGTGCCATTTGAGAGTGAAGCCGCTGACAAGGGTACAGCGTTCAATGAGGTTGTTGATTGCATAGTTGAGGGTCGCAAAAGTACTAAGATAGATATTCATAGTGAGAGCGAGTTGATAACAGCTATAATTAATGGCAGGACATTCGTGTTTTCAAAGGAACTTGCTAAGAGTATAGCAAAACCTTTGAAAGAGGAGAATGCACTTACTCAATACCGAGTTGAAGGCACTATCAGCACTCAATATGGTGAAGTCTTTTTGTACGGCTATTTAGACTATTTGCTGCCCTTTAAGGTGGTAGACTTAAAGACAACGGGCAAATACAATGCTTTCAAGTATCGCAATAACTGGCAACACGTTGTATATCCTTACTGCTTAAATCAGCAAGGTATTGAGATAACCGATTTTGAATATTTGGTTACTGATTTTAAGGGGGTGTATAAGGAGGATTATACTTATATGCCTAAGTTGGATATACCACGATTAAGGGATATATGCGAACGTTTTATTGAGTTTTTGGAGGGTAACCGAGAACTCATTACTGACAAGAAAATATTTAATGAACAAACTGCGAATGAGCACAAGGACTATCTTAACCGATAGTATGGAAATCATTATAGTAAAACCAGCAGTCGTGAGGTTTTCGCACCAAAGCGTTTTAGTAACGACTTTTTTTAAAGAACAAAAAGAGAGCTATTAGAAATCGCAAAACCTTTATTATAACTATGGAAATACAAGGACGAATTAAAACAATATTCGCTACTGAAACAGTAGGACAAAATGGCTTTCAAAAGCGTGATTTGGTTATCTCCACCGATGGGCAATATCCACAAGATATTATCATTCAATTTACGCAAGGCAATTGCGCTTTGTTAGACAACTTGCAAATAGGGCAAATAGTTAAGATACACTTTAACCTGCAAGGAAGAGAATGGACAAGTCCGCAAGGTGAGGTTAAGTACTTCAATACGGTTGTAGGTTGGAAAATTGAACTCATTCAAACCACGAATGTAGCACAACAACAGCAGCAAGCCCAAGGTTATGCACAACATCCCCAAGGTTACCCACAGCAACCGCAATACGCACCGCCTCAACAAGCACAAGCGTACCCGCCACAAGGGCAACCGCAATATCAGCAGGGGCAAATGTTTAACCAGTACGGACAAGCACCCGCACAAGACGGCGTGCCGTATTAAGAAACAACAAAAAAGCAAGTATCAATCGGGATAGTAGCAGGTTCGATTCCTGCCTTGCTTTCAAAGACAATAAACTATGATTTTCAACGCAAGTAATGAGTTTGATATACAACGGGCAAAGGAGCGTTTAGTGTTTCTTATCGAAAAGAAAAAGACCTTTGAAATCACTGAAAAGAAGCCTAAGCGCACCTACTCACAAAACAATTACATTCACCTACTCTTTGCGTGGTTCGCATTAGAATATGGAGAAACTCCCGAATACGTGAAGCAAGAGATGTTTAAGAAGATTGTAAACCCTCAGATATTCAGAACTGAATACGCTAACCGCAAAACTGGTGAGATACGTGAAGCGTGGCGAAGTACAGCG